GTTGCCGGTGGCAACGTTGGTGTAGACGCCGGCGGCAGTGACGTAAACAGGGTCGCCTGCAGCTACGGTTACGGAAGCGAGGACCGAAATCGGGCCTTTCTTCAAGATGCGGGCCGACTCGTAACGGCTGAACAGCTCGCCAGTTACTACAGAGCGATCACGCACAGCAACGCCCAGCCAGCCGGTGCCGGCAAACAAGATGCAGCCGTCTTGATCAGCGCCCTGAGCCACTGGCGCGCCGAACGGGATACCGGCAACGGTTTCCACAGTACGGCTGATCAGGTCGGCCTGGGTCATGTCAGGGATAAAGCCCGCTTTGGTGCGCGGGATGTTGGCGCCGTAGCTAGTTTGAATGGCTGGCATGATTATTTAGCCTCCTTCCAGGCGTTGGCTTTGCGGTTTTCATACTCGCTCTGCCCGTTGTCTTTAGAGTCATGCACTACGGTTGCAGGCTGACCAGTCATGTGCTGACGAACTGGGTCCTTGGCCGAGTCTTCGAGCAGGATGTCGAAGCGGGCATCTATGTAATCGACAGACTTACCAGCAATGGCAGCATCACCCAGTTTGGCCACTACGACAGACTTTCTAATGTCTGCATCGGACTTGCCGGTGTAGTCGGCATCGACGATGCGCGTTGCAGATGCAATAAGGTCAGCACGTTCCTTCACACGCTGATCAAGTGCGGCGTCGGTCAGTTGAGAGCCCTTTAGCTTTCCAATCTCGTCGTCTTTAGCAGCTAATTCCTTGTCGCGCTTTTTAATGTCTTCAGCGTGCGCGTCAGCCATTGTTTTAGCATTAACCTGGGCATCGCTGAGCTGCTTGGTCAGCTTGTCGATAGCCTGGGCGCCTTGCTCTGTCGTTTCGATGGTCAGGCCATCTACAAGCAGTTTACGCAGTGCATCAGCCATGTCATGGCCTCCGTTGGTGGTTATGGTGTCACCTATTCTGGCTTGGCTGCCCGCTCTGCCGGCAGACACTTGGGCCATATGATTAATTCTTATGTTCTTCTGGATAGCATCGTAAGGCTCGCCGGCCTCTGTAACGCCATCGGTGAATTCTATATCAGCAGAGTAACCCATAGAAAGTTCACGCTTACCTGCCTCGAAATCGCTGATGGCTTTTGAGTCCATCAAAATCATGGGTACCCTCACCCATTCGCCATCTCTAACGACCTCCGCACCGGTCTGACCGGTCGCCAGTGACTTCCAATTGGTGTAGTCAACAGCCTCTGCTGGATGATCGTTGGTCATAGGCCGATAAGGATAGGTACGCAGAGAGTCCTCAGCAAATACCTCAGACTCAGGCCGGTAAACCCTAACCCACTGCTTTTCAGGTCTGCCTAATTCGGCTCCGCTATATACCTGGATGCCTTGCCTGGCGCAGCGAACATCGGCGACTAGGTAGCCGTCAGCGGTTCGGCGCGTACCCGAGACAGAAACCTTGTCGGTGAATATCATTTACTGGTTCTCGCAATAGATACTTGCGCGAGTATAACGCTTTTTTACCCGCGCAAGTAGTGGTCGGTTAAATGTACGGATTACCGCCCCATACAATGGTCTGTACCAGGGTGCTGATTACCGCCAGGGCCACGCCTGAGTCGAATGTCAGCGCCAGCGGCGTATTGGTCTCATCCACAAACGACGGGAACGTCACCGTGGTATTGCCGTCAGGATTTACAGCCACCAGCACTACCGTGCCGTCAACCAGATTTTCCCCAATCTTCAACATGTGTTTCTCCTTAAAGCAGACTTGAATTCCTGAGTGTTTGAAGCGCGCTGCCATCCCACTGGTAGTCAGTCCAGCTTGAACCCAGGATGTTCTTGACGCCGGACATGCCCTGCACAGCGATGCCGATCGTCATCAATGTGCCTAGCGCCGACGGGCGAACGATGGTTAGCTCAAAGCCTGGATACAGGTTCTGCGTCTGAAGTGTCAGCGTGACGCTTGTGGACATAGCCCCTGCCAGCAGGATGATAGTTGGTGTCATCAGAGGGGTGATGGGTATCGCGGCAGCAGGCGCAATAACGCCGGCAAGACCGCGCCGGATATGTTTCCAGTTAGCACCATCAGAAAGCACCATGTCTGCGCCGCCACCGAGGTCGGTAACGAACGCATACTTGGCTTGGTTGGCCGCAGCGGGCGGCAGTGTGGCTACAGTGTATGTGCCGGCGAGTATGGGACTTGATCCACCAATGGACCCTGAACCACCATACAGTGGCATGACGCACCTCCTACGCTAACGTTGTGACCCTGGCAAAACCGTTGGCCGCATCCCAGATGCCTGTGACGGGGCCGGTAAAGTTGAATGGCATCTCCCAGTATGCGTTTGGCACCAGCTTGACGGTGTAGCTTGTCAGTGATGCTGCAGTGCCCAGCTTGACGTACAGGTTAGCCGTGGATTCGTTGGTGACGGTCAGGCCCTTGCGTGCAGCGTTGGGTCCGCTAAGCGTGGTCGTGGCCGCTGCTGAGGTGATGGACGTCACAGTACCGGTGCTCGGGCCTGCGCCTGCAAGCGATGTCATGGCAGCGCCCGTCTGGTCGACCAGAACCACCGGGTAGGCCTCGATGTAGCCCTGGTCGGCCTGGATTGAGGGGAGAATGTCAGGCATTGGTATTATCCTCTGGATCGCCCATATCAGGCGTAGTGTCTGGTTCTTCCGGATCAATCTCGGTGCCGAACTCTTCGATGGCAGCTTCAAGGCCTGGCAGAACATTGCCCTCTACCAGCGTGGTAGTGGCTGCCTTGCTGAGCGCATCAGCGTTGAACAGGCCGCTGCTGGAGAGCACGCTGATTGTGTCGGCAACGGTCTTGCCGATCGTGGCCTTCTCGGTCGCAGTAGGCTGCCACAGCGGGCGCCACTCGTAGTAGATCTCTGCCGGACGACTGCCCAGCGCTGAGCGGATGATGCACTCGTCCAGGATGGCAATGGCCGGAGACAGCTCCAGCTCCTGCATGGACTGAATGCGGTCGTAGTAATTGCGTGTATCCGACTCGCCCGTGGCGCTCATGCCTGCCGGTGATTGACTCATGAAGCGGGTGGCGGGGATGTCTGCGCTGCCGCACACCTTCTGGTCATACCGGTCCATGAGGTCGGGGAGCGTGCCGAAGCTGGCTGTCTTCTGTTCGTAGGTCTCGTTGGCATCCCTGACAATCATGCCGTTAATGCCCTTTCCCATCGCTGCAAGATTGAGGCGGGACAACACGGCCTTCTCATAAGCGGCACCGCCGTTCTCCATATTCTCGGCGAAGTCGGGGATGCCCAGCACATCGACCTTTGCCTCGAACACCAGGCTAGCCACGTTGGCATTGACCGACTCCGCTTGGAAGATGGCTTCCTTGCAGGCCAGCAGTACGGAATCACTCCAGCCCTTTTCATTCGCCACCAGACCGAGCTCATCGTCGGCCGACTCGGCGCCTAGGAAGATCACCAGGCGCGAAGGGTGTACTTCGACATTGGTGTCGGCCAACAGGTAAGCCTTGGGCTTATCGAACAGTGGCGACTGAGGATCTGTTTCGATCTCCTTTACCGTAAGCTGGCGACGGCGCATGACGTTCAGGTACTTGACGCCGCCCTTGGCAATGCGAGCGGGGTCTAACGGCAGGCGAAGGTCTCGGTCGCCGGTACCGATGAAAATGGCCGCGCCGCCGAATAGCCGGCCCTTGCGCATGGCGTCCTTGACCTTGGCCTTGACGTTCAGGCGCTTCTCTTCGGCCTCGATGGCCTGGATCTGGTCCTTGGACGCCTGCCAGCCGCGCCACTTGCGCGTGCAGTCAAAGGCCGGAATATCAACGATCTTGCGCGCCATCCATGAGCCGCGATAGGCCGCCACCAGTTCTTCGTCGGTGATGAACACATGGCCAAACTGGTTGGCGCTGGACTTGTCTCGCGCGGTACCCAGGTTGGCTACCAGGTTCACAAGCTTGTCGTTCAGGTAGTGGATAACGCCCATTATGCGAGGCCTGCAAGGTTGAATTTGGACTTGACCGGGAACAGATACGCTAGCGGGTAGCCTGCAGCATCCATCACGTGGTCAACGCCGCTTGACTTGTCGGGCATGCCGTTCTTGTCGTAGGCCTGCTGTTCAAGTCCGTCTGTAAGCGACGGGCAGCGGTTTGTGTTGACCTTGAACCTTCGCTGCCCCTGGCCGTTGAGGATTAGGGCGTTGAAGGCATTCACGCGGTCCATGATAGCAGGGTTTGTGGAGTTTACGCGAACAGTAAGGCCAGCGCCCTTGAGGATCGAGAGGTCTGATTCGCTGGCGTTCTTGCTGCTGCTGTTCTGACCGCTAGCGTCTGGGAACACCTGGACTTTGTGGCCCTTGTTCTTGTACTTCTCGACCAGTAGCTCGGCCATGTAAGGGGTATCGCGCCCGTCCGTGACCTCATCCACAGCAACAGGCCAGCCGTCACGCAGAACGTACACCACAGCGGCCATGTGCAGGCGGTTGAAGTCCATTCCTACCAGCACAGGCTCATTGGCCAGTACGCAGTCATCGGAGTGATTCAGGCGCCTATCGAAGTCAGGGTAAACGCTGCCTGAAGTAAGGTTGGTGAACTTGCCTTCCAGGTACGCATCGATCAGCGCAGGCGGATAGCTATCACGCAGCGTCTGAACGTAGTCTTCTGGCAGGAAAGGGTTCGAGTAGGTCGCGGCCTGCACCATGGCATAGCCGGGCTTGGGCTCCTTTCCCCAGGTCTCGTAGACGAACCCGTATCCCTCGGGCGTCGAGTAGACCGACACTCGATTGAAGGGTTTTCCCTCCATGACGGGCTGCTGCCGGTTACGGGCGATGATCTTCTGCCATGCCGCCCGTGCCTGATCCTTCTTTAGCGTGTCCAACTCATCCACGTGCGCCCTGTACGACTCATAACCCACGATGCGCGCAGGGTTCTCCATGGTGCGCATGACAAAATCACCGCACTGACTGGAACTGGTGTAGATGATGTTTTCCTGCTTGTTGTACTTGTACCGGATGCCCAGCTCGGACAGCTTCTCTTCCATCCGAGGCGCAAGGATGAGGCGAACCAGATCGTACGTTGGCTCATACAGCGCCACCAGGGCATCTGAGGAATGAAGGGCATCACGGATGGCGCAGTTCGCCATGGTCTCAGTCTTGCCGGTACCGAAGCCTGCAATGAACGCAGGGTACTTGTCCTCCATCAGGAAGAATTTCGCCTGCGGCTCCGTCATCTTTATCTTAAGAGTTCGGCCTTCCACTGACCACCTCGATCTCGATCTTGGTTACAGGCGCCGGCGGTGCGCTGCCCTCCTTGATTGCCTTGAGCTCCAGGCGGCGCTTCTCGATCTCAAGCCGCTTGAGGTCAGCATCAAGCTCATCCCGAGCAGAGGCGCCGAACATGCCTAGGTGCCTGCCGATATCTACAAGGGCTCCCTTTTTGTCATGCAGCTTTACCTTCAGGCCTTCCTTGCCCTGGGACACCTCAGCAATGGAGCCGGCAGTAATATCATCGATCTCGTCTGATGCGATAAGCGCAAGGCCATGATAGGGCACCATCTCATCGCCCGCCTCGATATCCTCACCATCGACCATCTTGACCATGGTCTCGCCCCAGCGCACGACTTTGCGAATGTCGCTGAAGCCGATCTTGGCTAGCTCGCGCAG